TACTCATTTGGTGTATCTGACTTCAGAGGTATCTTCGGCGTTGAAGGTGCATAATAATTAAATTATTTGAGGCGGGACACAATCCCGCCTCATTTACACTGTAGAAAGAAAAAACCATGAATAAATACTTAGTTAAAATATTTACAAAATATCTTCAAACACAGTTTGAATTAGAAAGCGATAGAGAGATAAATACCGTTGAGGAGCTACATAAACCTATCATTGACTTTCTAGGAAAATCTGATATTAAATGGGAAGAAAATGATTTACAATATACAAGTACTGTAAATGATTTTTATATAACCTATGAGGAGGTTACAAATGGCTCAGGACAACATGGTATTGTTCGCCAAGAAACTGAAACTCGAATCTAGATGGAACGAGTTGTTTCTTGAAAACAAAGGACAAATAACCGCTGAGATGTCTGTTTTAGGTGATGAGATCAAACAAGTAATTAGATCAATCATCAGGAAACAAGAAGCAGAAGTCCATATGAATCCATTGGATGGTGAAGTTCACCTATACGCTGGATAATTAGGACTTATAAATAGCTAGAATCAATCTTTTAGCCTAGGGATATCTTGCACTATTCAATAATTTCGTATATAAAATAATTACTATACAAATTAATTAGAACATAGACGCGTATAGTCGACGGCCTAGAGACTATGTTCGGAAACTAGGAGGATATAATTATGGCAAATACTACTTTTTCAGGACCGGTTACATCGATAAATGGTTTTATTGGTGGACCAAACCCTAATGCAGGAGGAACTGGATCTGCTGATACTCAACAAGGTGGAACTACACCTTGGAGTTTTTCAAGCACATCTGTTGTTCAGAATGCAACTACTGGTGCAACTTTAAGTGCTGTAGGAAATACTGGTGTTATGATTTATGTTTCAAATGGTGCTGCTGGAAATCCAGGTTATGCATTTTCAAATGGAACTACTTGGAAGCAAATGGCTGCTCCAACGACTGACATTGCATCATCGTAATAAATAATTCGTGGGCCTTCGGGCCCACACAATTTTAATAGGAGAAAAATTATGGCAGCTAAAGGTGACGTAAAAGCAGTAAGAGTTACAGGAACCGGATCTGTATTTGCAGGAAGAACAAGAATGAGAGGAATCATTGTAGAAAATACAAATGCTTCAACTGCTCAATCTGTTACTTTAGCAGATACAAATGGAACTCAATTTGTAACAAGTTGTCCGGCAGGTGATGTATTTGCATTTAACCTTCCTGAAGACGGAATTTTATTTGAAAGTTTCATGACTGTGTCTGCGATCGGAGCAGATGTTGCGGCTACGATATTATTAGACAAGTAGGAGTTTAAATGGCTACTTCTGGAACAACAACCTTTGAATCGGGTTTTTATATTGATGATATAATTACTGAAGCTTATGAAAGATTAGGCAGATTTGATTATTCTGGTAATGATATAAAAACAGCAAGACGTTCTTTAAACATAATGTTTCAAGAATGGGGCAATAGAGGTTTGCATTTCTGGGAAGTAAAAAATAATTCTATTACATTAGTTCAAGATCAAACTACTTATACAATGTATCGTTCAACAGCTGATGGCACTTCAGATGCTACAGCAGTTTATGGAGTTGATGATATTTTAGAAGCAGTATATAGAAATTCATCTGGAGTTGATTTTCCATTAACAAAAATAAATAGATCAGCATATCAAGGTCTTTCAAATAAAACTCAAACAGGTGTACCTACACAATATTTTGTACAAAGATTTATAGATAAAATTACTATTACTTTATATTTAACTCCCGGAAGCACAGAAGCCGGAAACCTGTTAAATTATTATTATGTTAGCAGGATTCAGGATGCCGGAGCCTATACAAATGAAGCCGATGTACCTTATCGATTTGTTCCTTGTATGGTATCAGGACTTGCCTATTATTTATCACAAAAATTTAATCCACAATTAACTCAACAATTAAAATTATTATACGAAGATGAATTACAAAGAGCCCTACAAGAAGATGGTTCTTCATCCAGTTCATTTATAACCCCTAAAAATTATTATCCAAATGTCTAATTTATCAAAAGGAAAATATGCACAATTTATTTCAGATCGAAGTGGAATGGCTTTTCCTTATAAAGAAATGGTTATTGAATGGAATGGGTCACGTGTACATATTTCTGAATTTGAAGCAAAGCATCCACAGTTAGAACCAAAACCCACAACTGCAGATGGACAAGGTTTGCAAAATGCAAGACCAGCAAGAACAGAACCTGCTGTTTTAATTTTATTACAAACAAATCCTTTTCAAACAATTATTTATAGTGGTACTACTTATGTCAATGTCTATTCACCTAATCATGAACGATCAACTGGTAATATAGTTCGATTCAGAGGACCAACTAGTGCAAGTGGATATCTAGCCGTTCCATCTTTTAATGGAGTAACTGATATTAGTAATGCTAGTGGATTTACAATTACAGTTGGCAAAATTGATGGAAGTGGTATTGTATCAGATACAACAAATTATTTTTATTTTGCTAGTACCGACACAGCTACAACTAGTGGAATTAGTGGAGGAGGAGATGGTTGCACAGCTGGCCCTGTGAACCTACAAGGATAATGACATACGCAGAACTAGTACAAAAAATTAGAGATTACACAGAAACAGATTCAAATGTTTTAACTGCAACTATTGTTGATGGTTTTATTGAAAATGCTGAATGGAGAATATATAGAGATGTTGATTCTGATAATAACAGAAGATATGCAACTGCTAATTTGATTGCTTCACAAAGATTTATAGATGTTCCTGCTGATTTATTGGTCATTCGATCTGCTCAGATTGTAGATGGTGGCTCTGGTGGAACTAGGAATTTTTTAGAATATAGAGATACCAGTTTTATGTCAGAATATAACTCTACTGGAGTTACCGGAGAGCCTAAATACTACGGTATGTGGGACAAAGATACTATTGTTTTAGCACCTACACCAAGCTCAAACTATGAAATTCAATTAAATTATATCTTGAAAGATCCAGGTTTATCGAGTACAAATACAACAACATACCTAAGTAAGTATTTTCCCAACGGACTTTTGTATGCATGTTTAGTCGAAGCTTACAGCTTCTTAAAGGGACCAAACGATCTCTTGCAATTATACGAAGGAAAGTATAAACAAGTAGTAGAAGGTTTCTCAATTGAACAAATGGGAAGACGAAGACGAGACGAATATCAATCAGGTGTTCCTCGAGTCGGAGGAAAATAAGGAGATAAACTATGGCTATAACACAAGCGATTGCAAATGCGTTTAAGAAACAATTACTAGAAGGCGATGCAAATTTTGCTTCTGGTGGTGATAAGTTTAAACTAGCTCTTTATACTTCTTCAGCAACTCTAAACTCAGCGACTACTGCTTACGCAGCAACTAATGAAGTTGCTAATAGCGGAACTTATGCAGCTGGTGGTGGTGCTCTGACAGGTCAAAATACTTCAATTGCATCAGGTGTTGCAATTGTAGACTTTGCAGATTTATCATTCACAGGTGTAACGTTGACAGCTAGAGGTGCATTAATCTACAACACATCTTCTGCAGTTACTAATGCAGCAGTTGCAGTTTTAGATTTTGGAGCAGATAAAACAGCTACATCAGGAACTTTCACAGTACAGTTTCCAGCATTTACTACAGCGGCAGCTATATTAAGAATCTCTGGCTAATAGGAGGTTTAAATGGCATTGGTTGTAAATGACAGGGTTAAAGAAACCTCTACCACTACTGGTACAGGTACATTTGATCTAGATGGAGCGGCGTTAGGATTTGAAACATTTGTTTCAGGTATTGGTAATGCTAATACAACTTATTATTCTATTGTAAATGAGAATGGTGAGTTTGAAGTAGGACTTGGTACAGTTACAGATGCTGCAACCGACACTTTATCAAGAGATACAATTTTATCATCATCAAATAGTGATGCTGCAGTAAATTTTTCTGCGGGCACTAAAGATGTTTTCTGTACCCTTCCTGCATCCAAAGCAGTCATACTTGATTCAAGCGGAAACATTGTTGCAAACAATGGATCTAATTTAACAAATTTAAATGCATCAAATTTAGCTTCAGGAACAGTTCCTGATGCAAGATTCCCTGCAACTCTTCCAGCTATAAGTGGTGCAAACTTAACAAATTTAGATGCTTCTGATTTAGCAAGTGGTACAGTCCCTGACGCAAGATTCCCAGCTACACTCCCTGCAATTAGTGGAGCTAATTTAACAAACTTAGATGCAGATGATTTAGCTAGTGGAACATTACCAGATGCAAGATTCCCAGCTACACTCCCTGCAGCTAGCGGAGTTAATTTAACCTCTTTAAATGCAACTAACATTGCTTCAGGAACTTTAGCATCAGACAGATTACCTACGGTTCCAACAACAAAAGGTGGAACTGGATTAACTACAATTGGAAGTGCAAACCAAGTTCTTGCAGTTAATGGAGCTGGAACTGCGCTAGAATATCAAACTCCAACTACTGGAGATATTACAGGTGTTACAGCAGGAAATGGTTTAACCGGTGGTGGATCATCAGGTGATGTTACATTAAATGTTGGAGCAGGCGCTCTTATTGATGTTACTGCAGACGCTATCGATGTAGATTTATCAGAATTAACTACTTCAACATCTGATGCAGATGGTGATTTTTTCGCTGTAATTGATTCAGCAAATGCTCAAAAAAAATTAACAAAAGCAAATATTAACATCTCAGGATTTAATAATGATTCTGGATTTACTACAAACACAGGTACAGTTACTTCTGTATCAGGAGGTAATGGTCTTACAGGAACAGTTACCACATCTGGATCTTTAAACGTTGGTGCAGGAACAGGTATTGATGTAGCTGCAGATTCAATTTCTGTTGATGTATCCGATTTCATGACTAATGGATCAAATGACAGAGTTCTTACTGCAACTGGCGCAGATGCTATGAATGCAGAAGCTAATTTAACTTTTAATGGAACAAATTTAAGTTTACCTCAAGACATTATTCACCTTGGTGATACAGATACTTACATAGGTTTTCATGCAGCAAACCAGTGGAGAGTAGTTACTGGTGGAACTGAAATGTTAGAAGTCAATGATAATGATGTACAAATAACAAATGGAGACTTAGTTCCAGGTACAACAGATGCTCAAGATTTAGGAGCATCCGGTTTAGTTTGGAGAAACTTATACACTGGAGACTTACATTTAACTAATGAAGCAAAATCTGAAGGTAATGCAGTTGATGGCACTAAAGGTAATTGGACTATTCAAGAGGGTGCCGAACATCTTTATATTTTAAATAACAAATCAGGTAAAAGATATAAGTTTAAACTAGAAGAGGTTTAATAGCAAATGGCCTTTGGAATTACAGCATTTGCAGAATCCCCTTTTGCAGCTACGGGTTCGACTAGTATTAATGTACAAGTAACTGGTCAAGAACTTATCATAGCAGAAACATCTCCAGGTGTTATTATAGATGTAACTGTTTCTTTAACAGGTCAAGATTTAACCACCAATTTAAATAATAATGGTATTAGTATTTTTACCGGTATAACTGTTTTTCCTACGGGTAAAGCTTTAAATACTAATTTAAATTCCGTTTCAACCACTGGAACAGCTGATATTGATATTACCGGTCAAGCATTAACTGCTGCAGATGGTACAGCTGTCTTAGATGCAAATACATTTGCTGCAGTTTCTGGTGAAGCAATGACTGCAGAAGAAGGAATAGTTGATCCTTCACCTGATGCATCCGTTACTGGTATTGGAATGTCTGCTACTATTGGTGTGGGAACAGTTGTTGTTGGAACTGCCGATATTGACGTCACAGGAGAATTATTAACAGCAGGAATAGGAAGTTTAACCGTAACAGCAGATGCTAATACAAATATTAGTGGTGAATTATTATCTATAGCTCAAGGTAGTGTTGTTGCATCTGCAAATGCAGATGTTTCAGTTACTGGTCAAGAATTGACCATGCAAGAAAATACTCCATCTATTACTGGAGATGCAAATGTTCCTTTGACAGCTTTACCTATGACAGCCAATCTTGGTACAGCTGTTTTAGATGCTAATACTTTAGTAGATTTAACAGGTCAAGCAATGACTATGCAGGAAGGTACCGCTACAGCAGATGATGCAAGTGCTGAAATCACTGGACTTTCTATGTCAATGTCATTAGGAACTGTTAAAAATATTATGTGGAGTGAAGTAAATACAGGAACCATTCAACCTTGGACAGAAGTTGACACTGCTGCATAAATGAAATATTATGGTATAATTTAAGGAATCTAAAATATGGCTAACACGACATCAGCAAGTTTAAAATTAACGGTTCAGGCAACTGGAGAAAATTCAGGAACTTGGGGTCAATTTACAAATACTAATTTATTAATTTTAGAACAAGCGATTGGTGGATATACTGGAGTTGCTTTAAATGCTACAACAGGTGCTACTTTAACATTTTCAAATGGTGCTTTATCAAATGGTAAAGATCAAGTTATAAGATTAACTGGAACTATTACATCAAATGTAAATGTAGTTATTCCTGATGGAGTTGAAAAAACTTATATAGTTGAAAATGCAACTAGTGGTGCTTTTACAGTTACTTTTAAAACAAGTTCTGGAACCGGTGCTACGTGGTCTACAACAGATAAAGGTTATAAAATAATATATTCTGATGGTACTAACGTTGTAGATGTTACTGCAGATTTAGGAAATATAACTGCAGGAAATATATCTGTAGGAACCATAGCTTCAGGAGCAATAACTGCAACCGGTAATATTATACCTGGTGCAGATGATACCTATGATCTTGGAACTTCAACTGCTGTATGGCAAAATTTATATACTGGGGATTTACATTTATCAAATCAAGCTAAAAATCAAGGAAATATAGTGGATGGTACAAAAGGAAATTGGACTTTACAAGAAGGAAAAGATGATATATTTATGATAAATAATATATCTGGAGAAAAATTTAAAATTAATTTATCTAAGATAGAAGGAGATTTATAATGGGAGTAGTATCGTGCGGAACTACAATGTTAGACCAAGGAGTTTTTCAAAATATTGGAGCTGTCACTTGGGACACTACAGCTAAAACTGCAGGGTTTACTGCTGTAAGTGGTAATGGTTATTTTGTAAATACAACTTCAGGCGCTATAACAGTAACACTTCCAGCAGGTTCCGCTGGTGACATAGTTTCTTTAGCTGACTACGCAGCTACTTGGCAAACAAACAATGTAACTGTAACTCCAAATGGAACAGATAAA